TTATTTCAGATCTTCATCTTCGGAAATTTTTTCTCCCGCGACGTCAACCTTGTTTTTCAGTACGGTGATGAACTTGGACAGCCACTCCGGGACAGGCGCTCCCATGCGGCCGAGGTTCTCGATAACGGAGAGGATCTCGTTCAAGTCAAGCCACACGGCGACCATCGGGGCGACGATCGGGTGTGTGAAGGTGACGACAGTCGCGCCGATCGACAGCTCCGGCAGCGCGTAGACGAGCAGCATATCCACGACGAGGCAGACGCCGATCTCGATCCAGTAGCCGACCTTCTTCACGATGCCGCGCCGCCCGGCGTCGCTGGAAATGCCTTTCCCTTCGACGGCAGAGGCGGCGGAGCCGGTGATCCAGTCCGCGACGTTGAAGATCAGCAGCGCGAGGATCAGCCATGCGAGAGCGCCGAGCCTGCCCCACATAACGCCGAAGATGCCGCACACGAACACGGCGTAGGTTTTGATTTTGTCCATAGTTTTACTCCTTTACGGTAGGGCACTTTGCGGATCCTCTCGAGTAGCGGCTTGCAAGCCCGCGCAGGGCGGTTGCTTGCGCGAGAGCATAAACTTATGCTCCCACGTGCTGCAACGCCTGTGCGCCGCGCTTAGACCCACTCGCTAGAGTACAGCTTTTTGTCGGGGTCGGTGAGCCCGCGATCCTTGCAGAGGGCGAGAATCGCGTCGGCGTCGCCCTGCGAGACGGGCCCGATGTGGATCTTCTGCAAGCGGGCGGCGGGCGTTTCCTCTGCCGGGTTCTCGGGCTGCTTCTTGTAGCCGTTGAGACCGGCGGAGCGCATGATTGCCGGGTAGTCCTTGTAGGACACGTCACAGTCAAGAGAAGAGCCGAAGCCCGCAATCCCGAGCGCATTCTTGGAGGAATACTGCCACAGACCATTCTCGACGGAGGCGGTGTCGCTCGATGTGTAGGCTGCCTCCCACTTATCGAACCCGGACAGGCTCGACAGGTTCGTGTAGTTGAGGAAGAAATCTCGGCTACAGTAGACGGCGGCATAATAGCCAGCCTGCTCGAGAACCTCGAGCGCCGCCTTGATGATCGCCGTGTTCTGCACCTTGCCGCAGTTCAAGTTGTATTTTTCGTACTCCACGTCGTAGTAAATGGGGTACGCGAATTTGTGGCCCGACAGCATTTTTACAACCTGCTGGGTGGTGATTCTTGCGGCGGCGGGGCTAGTATCGTAACAGTAGAAGTAAACGCCCACGGGAACGCCGTACTTCTCGCAAGCGGCCAGGTTGTTAAGGAATTGGCCGTCCATGTACAAGCCGCCTTTGCCGTGCCGCGCAGAATATCCCACGCGGAGGATCGCGAAGCCGGGAGACGTGCCGTTGTTTACGCGGCGGAGTTCGCTTGCGGTCTTTGCCCAATCAATAGCCCCCTGATGATGGGAGACGTCGATTCCGTAGATCTTCATAAATTAGATCATCCTTTCAGATATTGCAGAAATAACCTTTTGTGTCATGGTCTGGATCAGGTGTGCCGAGTCTGCGTGTCCGGCGTGACCCGACCAGCTCGTAAAGCTCGCGAGGAGCTGCTGCGCCGTCATGTCGCCGCGCATTCGGTAGCGGCGGATCCGGCGGTTCATGCGCTCGATAGAATCCTTGCGCACACGCTTATGATCCGGGTAATGTCGATAGCCGACGAAGTCGACGCCGTGCAGGATCTTATAGATCCGCGTTTTCGGGTTGAGCTCTAGTTTCAAGCGCTCACGGAGGAAGATCTCCGCCTGTGCGAGGCATTGCTCGGCCTCCGCACGGGTGCGAAACAGGCAGACGAAGTCGTCCATATAGCGGTACATATAAGGGACGCGGAGCTGCTCTTTGAGATAGCGGTCGAGATCCGTCAAGTAAACATTCGCGAAGATCTGACTCGTGAGGTTGCCGACAGGGATCCCGACCGGGACGTCCTTGCCGTTGTTGTCGATGTACAGATCGCAGAGCCGGAGAACGTCTTTGCCCTTGATGATCCGCCGGAGCTGCGCCTTCAATACGCCGTGGTCGATGCTGTCGAAATAGTGGTGTATATCAGCTTTCAGCGCCCAGACCTCGCCGCCCCACAGGCTGTACAGCTCGTGGTATTTGCGGGCGAGGATGTCGCTCGCGAGGTGACCGCCCTTACCCTTTACGCAGGCATAGGAATGATAATAGAAACCGTGCATCAAGTACGAGCCCACGACGTTTATTAGAGCGTGTTGCGCCACGCGATCCCGGAAGGGCGGGGCGCGGATCACGCGCTCCTTCGGCTCGTAGATCTTGAACGTGCGAAACCGCCCCGGCGTGTAGGAGCCGTCGCGGATCTCCGCTTGCAGTTTTAGAAGATTGCCTCCGAGATCCTCTGTGAATTTCAGCGCCGCGTAGGACATACGCTTGTTGCGCCGCGCCTTGCGATATGCTGACATGAGGTTCTCGTCGGTCGTTATTTGGTCGAAAATATTATTGATTCTGTGTTTACCCATCACACGTTGGCCTCTTTCAATTCCTTTACTTGCGGCTCGTCCTTTTGCTTTGTTTGCCGGATAGCCCGGACAGGAGATCGGCTCTGACTCTACAAGTAGAATCTCGGGAGGCAAGCCGTAGCCGACCTCGTCGTAATAAGTAAGTCACAGACGCCCCAGACGCCCACGTTCGTGTTGACGTTCCACGGGTAGTTGTTCGCATTGACAGCGCGGGAACCATCGTGTACACCGTTGTTCCAGTTGCCGCCACAGTTGAGCGCGTGCAGCGCGAGGCATAATAAGCCGACCCCCTACACAGCCGAAATACTTCGGCGTATGCCTGTTTAAGTTGGGGGAAGCGTTTTAATCAGGTTTCCGATCATGCCGCCCACTTCGGAGACCCGCTTGCTCGCAACGAGGAATTGCTTCTCGCTCAAGTAGTGCGCACGCTGCGCAACATCCATGTAGTCGCGCAGCTCTTGCAGGCAGTTGTCGAGCTCGTAGACCTTGGCCTTCGCCTTGGACGACTTATTGATCGCTACGCAGAGCTCGATCATGTGCAATAGCTTACAGCGGCAATACTCGGAGAGCGCGTACTTCTCGTACTGCGGCCAGCTTTTCATTCTGTCGTTGAGATAGACGTACAGATCTTTGATTTTTTCTTTCGTGCGGAATGTTTCCATATTTCCCCCATAGTAGCCCGCCTTTTCAGGCGGGCATAGACAGATTACAGAGAGTCACAGACGCCCCAGACGCCCACGCTCGCGCCGACGTACCACGGGCAGTTGCTCGCACCGACAGCGCGGGAACCATCGCGTACACCGTCGCCCCAGCCGCCGCCACAGTCGAGCGCGTGCAGCGCGGTATCGCTCGGAATATAGGCGTCGCCGTAGCCCGCGCCGAGGACGTCTTTCCAGTCCCACGAGCTCGCGGTAGGATCGAGACACAGCTCGTCCACCCACTTCCAGACGTTGCCGACGAGGTCTCGGCAGCCGATGAGGGACGTCGCCTTTGCAATCGTGCCGGTCGCGTGGCGGCCGCTGTTGCTCGTGGCGCTCCACGCCTGATCGTTGCTGCCGTCGAGGCCTTCGGGCGAACCTTCGGCGGCCATGCAGAACTCGGCATAGGACGGCATACGCTTACCGCTGCGGCGCAGCTTCTCGAGCGCAATGTACCAGTTCAGCCCCTCCGTGCCGGTGATCGGCGTCGCGTTGTAGACGCTGCGCAGGCCGCCGTTGCCGTCGTCGCTCGAGAGGTAAATATCCGCCCAGATGCCGCCAGTCAGGTAGACCATGCCCTCCGGGTCACACTTCGGACGCCAGAACGTAGTCCACACGCTGCGCGGCACAATGCCGATCGACACGTCCGCAATCGTGGCGCTGTTGCGCACCTGTCCGTAATGGAAGCCGCCGATTTTGCGGGAGGTTGCGGCAGTATAGCCTGCCGGGTAGGTGCTGTTGAGGCTGATCTTGTACACCTCGTCGGAAATGCCGTCGCCGGGGTCGCAGCAGTAGACGTAGTAGTCGCGGCCAAACACGAAGGCGGAGCCGGTGTCGAGATCTGCGACGGTCAAAATCGTGGTCGTGGTCTTGAACACGCCGCCGCCGGTCATGGCGATCAACACGTCAGGCGAGATCGTGAGCTGCTGCAAGGCGGACGCCTGCAAAAACTGCTTGACCGGCGCGACGATGTCGGTCACGTTTCCCCATGTCTGCGCCGTGATCTTGGCGCGGGGGTCGGTCAGACTTTCAACAATATATCTGCTCATAATGTGTTCACAACTCCTTTAATTGCTTCGAGATCGGCGACGGACAGCCCCATGCGGGCGGCTGCGGTGACAGGTGCAGGGATCAGCAGCTCGACGACGTCGCCGGGGGTCTTGCTCAACTCGATGATCGTTTCGTCCGGCTCGCCTTTCTCGTCATTCGTGTGGTTCACGGAGGCAATTTTCGCGCCGGAGGCGGTCACGGTCTGCCCGACGGCAGCCTCCGGGCAGTAGGGCAAGACGCAGCTCTTTCCGTCCGTCGACTTGATCGGGACGTGCAGATTCGCGCCGTAGTCGATGCGGGCGAGCGAGCCCTCGATCTCCGCCTTCGTGATCCCGCTGTCCGGGGTCTGCGCGAGCGCGATCAGATGCAAGAGATCCTCTTTGGTTTGCAGGGTTTTGGGATAGCCTTTCATAGGGTAGCTCCTTTCGTTATAGCCTTACGGCTCCATAACCGCGTAGCCGGTATAGCAGTTACCAGTCCATGCGGGGACGGCGTATTTGTGGGTCATAATGTCGATCTGTTTCTGCAAGTCGTCGATTTCGAGTTGCAGCTTTGCGGCCGGTGCGTCGGCGATCAGATCCTTCATTTCCTCGTACAGTGCGGCGTAGAGCTTTTTCGCAGCCTCGCCCTCTGCCTGCGCGTCTGCGGTGATGTACGCCCAGAACGCCGCCCACTGATCGGCGAGCGCCTGCGTCGGGATTTTCGCAGCGGTGTCGACCATCAAGCCGCACACGGTTTCGTCGAGCCGCAAGTCGGAGATCGCGGCGTTCGTGATCTCCACGACACCAGCTCCGACCGTGACGGATGCGAGATAGATCTCGTCGTAGTCGTCGTCGCGCACAATGGCGGGCAACTCAGGCGAACTTGCAGGGGTTCCGGGCTTGACGACAATCTCGGCGAGGTTGGCGACTTTGTCGATCCGGGCGACGACCGCGTCCTTGCGGGTGAGTGTTCCGTCCGCTGTCTGGATCGGCAGCGAGAGCGCTGTCTTTTGCAGGGCGGTCACGCCCCAATATTCGCCCATCTTTAAAAAGCAGATGCCGGGCGAGATCGTGACGTTCATTCCGCCGCCTGCGCTTACGCGGAGGTTGTCGTCTGCGGCAAACACGCCGCGCGAGCGCGTGACGTGTTCGAGGCCGAGCCCCTCCGCCTCGTATTCGGTGTTGTCGAGAGGGAAACATAACATAGAGATCAGCTCCTCAATGATTCAAAGTCGGACAGGATCGGGTAGACTTGCCGCGCGTTGTCCTCGTATACGAGCTTGACGCCGGAGACGCGAGCGCTCAATCGCAGGCCGAGAAAGTCTTTGCAGACGACCGGGACGCGATCTTCGAGGCCGTAGTTCACGCCGAAGCGCATCGGGCCGTCGACGACGGAACACGAAATACTCTGCTTGTTCAGACATTCGAGCAGCTTCTCGACCCCGCGCTGATCCAACAGGGCGGCGTATTCTGCCACCGTGTAGGTTGCGTCTGTGTAGTCGTACTCCGGGTTGCCCTGCGCGTCGTATGTGCCCTTAGGTGTGGCGATCTGGTAGGTCTTTTGCAAGTCCTTTGCATCGACCCACAGCTCCCGCCGGTCGTCGCCGGAGGCGGAGCCGACAATCCGCACAACGCGATCCGCACCCTCGCCAGCGCCGCCGACGATCGCCACGTTCTTGTAGTTGCTCGCGTCGTCCTCGAAGGAAATCTCTGTCAGATTCCCGGCACGGTCTCCGAACACGCCGGAGTAGTTCGCGCTCCGATCGTCCGAACGGTCGACGCCCTTGTAGATCTTGAGCGTGTTCTGCCCGGTGTGCCGGTTGAACACAGAGCCGAAGCCGATCCCGGCCAGCTCTGCGAGCTTCTTCCATGCGTCGAGCACCGAGTTCCACGTTATTTGAGAGTCGGCTTTCTCCTCGTAGCCGTGGGCCGTTGGCGGCAGCAGGGACAGCCCGCGCCGGTTGTCGGTGTAGAGCTTTATCATAGCCGCCTCGATGTTGGAGATATTGACCGTGCCCATCACGACGCGGCGATCGAGCATGGTCACGGAGTTGTAGCCGCGAGCCTCTACGGTCAGGCAGCCGGAGGAATCGACCTTCGGCTTGAGGTATTCGACCGAGCCGAGCTCCATCGTGTCAGTGTTGAGAATCGTTGAACCTTTCTGCACGAGCGCAGCGACAGCCGGATCGGAGATCGTAATCTGAAACTCGCCGGAGTCTCGGGAGTAGGTGAGCCACTGGATCGAGTCGTAGCCCTCCAACAGCCCCACGCGGGAGCCGTCTTTCCACATCTCAAAGGCCATTTACAACGCCCTCCTCCGCCACTACATACAGCCGGAGCCCCTCGCGGTTACTCCGCGCCGTGTAGCGCAGTATGTTGTCGCCCGGGTCAAGTCCGAGTTCGAGATCGGAGTCGATGTCGAGCCGATGGAAGGCGTCGGAGGTCGTGCCGTCCTTATCGGTGAGAGTCGCCCCGCGCTGTCCGTACGCGGTGTTGACTGTGATCGTCTGCCCGGCGTACAACGTGCCGAGGATCCGTATGTAGGTACGGTCGCCGACGTGGTACAGTTCCGGCTCGGTGCAGTCCGTCACAGCTTTGAACACAGCCTTGATCGGGATCTTGACGTTGCCGGTGTTGCGGACGTTCGTCAGGTATGTGTCGGAGTATTTCGAGATGTACCACTTGCCGCCGGTATAAAATGGCGTCTTGAACAGCGCTCGCAGGCCGCCGACCGTCGTCCGCACGGTGGCGGTCGTGCGCCAATATGGAAAGGGAGCGACGGCGGAGAACTGGAACGCCTGCGCTCCATCGCCGTCGTCGAAGTCTGGAGCCTGCGTCGGGTACACTTCGAGATACCAACTCTCGCCGTTCTGCTCGACCGTCAGCGTCCCCTTGTGCAGGGGAGCCATTACGTCGAGCATCTTCCGGCGGTTGACTGCCACCGAGCGCAGGATCGAACCGTTGATCGTGAGGGTGCGCTGCTTGACCGTTTGGCTTGAGATGGAGCTGCCCTGCTGCTTGTACCCGGCAGAGACGGCAACGTCGACAGGGAGGCCACTCGCGCCCTTGATCTCGCTCACCCAGAACGGAGACGACACAGAGAACAGAATCTCGCCGAGGTCGCTCTTGTAGGTAATCTTTGTTTTTTTGTCCATAGGGTCAGAGCCTCCACTTCATGCGGTCGGACAGATCTTCGAGCTTGCGGGTCACTTCGGACGGTGTGTAGCTGTCGTGCGTGTTGACGGTGTTCGTCTGGTAGACGATAACCGTCCCGCTGCCTGTTGCCGCGAGTCTGCCGGTGGCGGCGTTGCCGCCCACGCCCGCATTGAAGCCGCCGATCACGTTCTGCGCGTCCGCCACAAATGCGGACATATCGTCGTTTGCGTCGGACAGGAACTCGCCGTAGCTGTCGTCCCAGCCTTTTTCCCAGCCCGCGACGGACATTTCGCCGATCCACGCGAATTTCTTCGAGGGAGAGTGAATGCCGAGCGCATTCTTGGCGGCGTCGAATGCCTTTTTCGCAGCGTTCGTCGCAGCAGAGACGAGGCTCCCAATCGCCGAGCCGATGCCGGAGATAATGCCCCGGATAATGTTGCCGCCGATGCTAGACCAATGCACTTGTGTAAAAGCATTCTTGAAGCTCGTGCAGGCCTGCGCCGCAAGCTGCATAAGGCGGGACGGCATATTGAGCAGGGAGCTCACGAGTGCGTTCAAGATCGACGTGCCCGCCGAACCGATCGCACCGATTGCCGCGCGGATCGCGCCGAGTAGCCCACTCATTGCGCTAGAGCCGAGGCTCAACAGAGCGCCGGGTAGCTGTGCGACAGCGGAGCTGATCACGGAGAAGACGCTTGTACCAGCCGACGCCGCGCTTGCGACCATGCCGCGAACGCCCGAGACGAGACTCGAGATCGCATTGCTGCCGAGGTTCAGCAGCGCCGAGGGAAGCTCGGCAATTTTGTCGCGCACGGTGTTGAAAATGTTCTGCGCCGCGTTCGACACGAAACTAACCGCGCCGGAGATCCCCCTGCCGAGCAAGTCTATGATGTTCTTCCCGAGGCTGATCCAGTTGAACGCCTGAAAAACGGCGACGATCGCCTCGATGATTTTAGGCAGTGCCGCGATAATATTCGGGATATTCTGGACGATACCGGCCAGCAGCTTGATGATAATTTGAGCGCCCGCGAGCAGCAGTTTCGGCGCATTGTCGTTGATGAGCCCCGCTATGTTGATAACGATTTGAGGGATCGTTTCGAGCAGGGTCGGGATAGAGGCTACAATTCCGTCGACGATCGAGAGTAACAGGTTTATGCCTGCGTCCACGAACTGCCCGAAATTCGCGCAGAGGTTGCTCGTGAACTGCAATACTTGCGGGAGCACGGTCGAGAGGAATTGCGGGATTGCGGAGCCTGCGCCCTGCGCGAGTTGTCCGATCAGGTCAAGCCCAGCGGTGAACAGGTAGGACGCCAGCCCGGAGACGCCCTGCGCGAGCGTCTGAACGATGGAGACTGCCGATTGAGCAATGAGCCCAGCGTTCGCGGCGAGCCCCTCTCCGAGGGCTTGCAAGACGCCCACAGCGAGTCGCACTACCGTTGGGGCAAGTTCGGCCACTCGCCCGACGACCATCGACAGACAAGAACCGAGCGCGTCCATGAGGCCATCAACACCGCCGGACTCGAACCCCTCTTGTATCTGCGTGATGCAGTCCGTGCCGAGCTGCACGAACTCGCGGAGACTGCCCTGCGCTCCGGCGTAGACAGATTGTGCGAGGCCGTCGAAGGCAGACGACAACAGCGTGACGTCGCCCTCGAGGTTGTCGAGCTGTGTCTGCGCCTGCCCAGAAGCAGAGCCGAGGCCGTCGAACTCGGAGTCAGCACCGGCGAGAGCCTCCGCCCACTCGTTGCACGTGTCGGTGTCCGCTTTGAGCATATTGTCAAAAGCGGACATACCGTACATCGAGAAGATCGTGTTCTCGGCGGCGGCGCGTTGCTTGTCGGTCATGCCGGACATAGCCGCGCCGAGTTCATTAACGACGTCGTTCAGATCGCGGGCATTGCCTGCCTGATCGTAGCAGGACACGCCCAGCGCGTCGAGCTGCTTCTTGGCGTCGCCCGATGCTGTGTACAGATCGACCATCAAGCGGTTGTATGCGGTCGAGGCCTCGCTGCCGGTGATGTTGGCTTTTGCCAAACGCAACAGGGACAACGTGGACGAGTCAACGGTCTGCCCATACTTAGACGCAGCAGCGGCAGAGCCGCTCACGGCCTCGCCCAAACCGGCGACCGATGTGTTCGCAAGGGTCGCGCCCTTGGCGAACAGGTTCGCGTAGTGCGTCGCCTCGCTTGCGGGGGCAGAGAAGCCGGAGAGTGCGCCGGTAACGTAGGTCGCGGCGTCGGCCATGTCCATAGCGCCCGCCGATGCCAGATCCAGCACAGGCCCGATCGTGGAGAGCTGATCGTCCACGCTCTGCCCGGCCATGGCCAGAATGTTGAAGCCCTCGGCGGCCTGCGTCGAGGTGAATTTTGTGGTTGCGCCGAGTTCTTTCGCCATCGCCGAGATCTCCGGGATCTGATCTACGGTCTTTCCCATAGAGGCGGCGACTTGAGACATTGCGGTGTCGAACTCTGCGCCGGATTTTACGGTATACTTTGCAAAGAATCCGATAGCGGTTGTCGCAGCGGCCACAGATGCCGCGACGCCTTTCGCGGCAATTTTGCCGAGCTTGCCCAGATCCTTGTTAAAGCCGTCACCGCTGATAGATGTATCAAACAGCAGAGTACCGTCTGCCATTATGAATCACTCGCCTTCAAGAGTGCGGCAGGATCCTCCCCGCGCATAAGCGCAGCGGCGACAGCGTCGCCTTGCAGATCTGCGTGGGAGTCTCGCAGCGCGTAGTATTTCTTCTTCTTGTCGGCGTTTTTCTTTTCCTCTCCCTTGAGCTTGCTCGTGTCAACGCTCCTCCAATAGATCGCCCGCATGATTGCGGAGTCGTCCGGCAGGGCGTCGAACATAGCGCGGAACTTCCACCAATGCAGATAGGAGACGGCGTTCAGATCGAGTCCGTAGACCGCCCAGAACGACGCGAAGATCCGTTCGGCGTCTTGATCGTAGTCGTACAGGCGGCGGGGCTTTGCGCCACTCCGCGCTGTTCTCCGGCTCCGCCTGTCCTCGTCCTTCCCGCATCTGAAAAACCACAGAAGGGACGCCAACGCTGTGCCTTGCGTGGCGGTTGGCGTCCCTTTGTAGATCAGGTTTAGAGCGTTGACGCCCTTTTGCAGGGGTGACAGATCCTCGTCTAGCATAAGCTGCTCAAACAGGATCCAGTAGCGGAAATCCGTCTGAATCTCGACGCCGTCCAGTGTGTCCGGCAGATCGTCGAGAATCAGATTCACGATTTAGCAGCCCTCCGAGCAAGGCGGTTCGGGGTGTACTTAGCCTGCACAGCGGCAAGCTCTGCCGCCTGCTTGTCGACGGAGTCGCGCAACGCGTTCAGAATGTCAATGCAGAGCTTGAGACTTTTCTTGCCCTGCATGACCTTCTCGCCGGTTCCCGCGCCGAAGATCGCGTCGAGCATTTCCGACGTCGCGTTTGCGGCTTTGGTGTAGCCAGCGCGGATATCATCGGCGGTTCTCTTGCCCTCCATGTCGGTGCAGATCTTGGCGATATTCTCGGCGCCCTCGATGTAAGAGGGACCCTGATCTGCGTCGAAGTAGTCGAAGTCGAGTTCGATCGTGTTCAGATTTACCAGCATTTTATATCCTCCCTGTGTTTTAGCCTGCGTTTGCGGCGGTGAAGGCCTTGGTCTGCGTATCGAAAAAGCCCTCGACGAACTCGCCGATCTGGTGCAGCGTGCCGGAAACGTTCGTAACTTCGCCGCCGTCGCCGGTCGCAAGGTCGGAGACCTCGACGGAGACGGTGAACTTGCGGGCGGGATAGCCCTTGGTGTCCTTGGTCTTGAACAGCTCCACGCGGACGTATTCGCGCTGCGCGTCCTCGCCGGTCAGACGGTTGCGGCCGATCGCGTACAGATCGGCGATTGCGGCCTCGTCCTCGATGAAGTCGGAATCAAAAGAGAACTCCGGCTTGTAGCCCTTGATGGAGGTAGAGCTCGACGCCTGATTGATGTAGGTCTTTTCATCGGTCTGCGCGTTTGGACTCTCGTCCAACGTGTTAAAGCCAGTTCCCATCAAGACGAAGCCCTCGCTGTCGGCGGGCTTGAGGTAGTCCGCGATCATGTTGCGGATAACCTGTTTCATGTGGATCCCTCCGTAAAATAGTTTAACTGGACTTGAATTTGATAACGCGCCGTCTTTCCGTCTACGCCCAGCAGATAGGCGGAGGAATTGACGACGACTTCGAGGGGTTGCCCCTCGCTGATCTTCGGATAATTTCCCTCGGCGTTCTGCTCCTCGACCCATGCACACACGGCGTCGAACGTCTCGACGTTCCGCGCCTGCGTCTTGGCGTCTACGGAGTGCAGCTCGCGAGAGGCAATAACGAACTGTTTCGCCCGGATCGCCGCGCCGTTGGTGTAGCGCTTGACGATCGGGCTCCCCGGAACGCTCTCGACGGTGTAGTCCAGTGCGTCGGGGCCGAGGTTGTTTATGCCGAAGATCTTCGCCCTGCGCTTGATCGCGGGGCACGACAGAAAATAGTCGCGTACTTCTTCGATCATTTGCTCTTTGCTCCTAACGCTTTAGCGACAAACGCCTTGAAATAGGCCAGCTTGTCGGCCTTCATGCGGTCGAAGAACCGCCGCCCACGGTTGGGGCCGTTCTTTCCCATAATGCCGGAAATGTAGTTGACCTTCGCGGCGTATGGCGTGTTGACATGGATCTCGCCGGAGCCGGGGTGCGTGGCAGACTGCATACTCGCGATCATCATGCCGGTGTCGAGCGGCATATAGGGCTCAATCACGCGCATGACCTCGCTGTCGAGCATGGCCTGCGCCTGCTGAAACTGTGCCGTCCGTTCCCTCGGCATGGACTTACTCCATCGGAGCGTAGCCTTTGTCGTCGTGCCGTTTGCCTTGACGGTGATCTCGGTGTCCGGCGCGGCGTTGACGGTAGGCGCTGCCATCAGATACCCCCTGCGTAGATGTGCGGGACGTTCGTCCCTGTGTTGTCGTGGGCAAAACGTACCTTGCAAACCTCGTCGTAGAGTTGAGGGAGCTCCTCGAGGCGGTGTCCGTCCTCGTCTCTGATTTCGGTGTCTGCCTTGCCCTTGACGATCAGGTCGTCCGGCTGCACCGTCCAGCAGGCGAGCCGATCCTCATCGGAGAGCTCGCGCCAAACGCGCGGCGGGACGTAGCCGTCAGGGTCAGGGATCCGCACGGAGTAGGCGTCGGCTCTTGATGTGCCGGAGCCGTCAGCCTGTGCCGCCGGTCTGCCGTACCAATGGACGGCGGGCAAGTAGTGCCGGAAGGCTCGGACGCTGCCGTCCTGCGCCTGCACGACGTTGTAAATCGTCGCGTCGGTGTTGGTCGTCATGCGTCCAGCCCCCTGCACAACAGATTGACGCCCAGATCAGGGCGGAACAGATACCGGCGGAGCACATCGTCGATCGCTCGGCTCTGCGCCCCGGCTGGGTCTGCTTTGACGGTGTACGAATAGCCGTCGATGGACTCACTTGCAAGCCCGCCTACGGCGTTTTTGTAGCCGTCGAGGATCTCTATCAGATCGCACTCTGCAAGCCCCAGAGAGGCCCGCATTTCGGGCGGTGCGGAGTCTGCGCGGTGGAGTGTCTTGTAGTCGATCAGGCTCGCGGCTTTCGCTGCGTAGATCGTGTACTGCTCCTCGGTGAGCTTGCCGCCTGTGCTCTGGTACTGCTCGTAGGTGCTGTACATAGAGAGCCTCCTCTCGGCTTAGGCTTCGGCGTGCTTGCGGACGCGGACGAGTGCCTTGTTGGTGACGCGGTAGCCGACGTTCATTTCAACCTGTGCCTTCGTGCCGACGAAGTCCTCGGAGTCGCGCAGGCGGGCAGCCTCGAAGCTGTCGATAATGGACAGCGCACGGTGGTTGTACATGATGTAGTCGACCTTGGAGAAGTCGACGGTTTTCAGCGTCCCGGCGTAGTCGTAATACTTGCCGGAGGCCTCGGCCAGCATTGCGCACTCGATAAAGGTCATGCCGAGCCACTGACCGACGCGGCCGGTGAGGGTGATCTGCTCGTTCGTGTTCGGGGTGAACTCGGAGCCCGCCTGCTTGAGGATCATGGCGTAGTAGTCCGGGGAGCACAGAACGACGTCGGCGCTGCCCTTTGCCTTGACAAGCTCGGCGCGGACGTCGACGGCGTCCTTCTTGGGATCGGTGACGGCGGTGGTCGCGGTAGAGGCCGTGCCTTCGTTGACGAGGCAGGCAACGCCCGCGATCTGACGACCTTCGCTGCACTCCTGAATCGCGAGGGACAGGTTCTCATTGCCCAGAGCAACGCCGACCTGTGCGGCCTGTACGTTGTAGATTTTCTTGGACTTCTGGAAGTTGTTGTTCAGCAGGATCTGGATCAGGTCGTCGCCGGTTTCCTCGTCGGTGAAGCTGCGGCCAGGCTTACCGGGGGCGACGGCGGAAGTTTTCAGCTTGTGGACGTAGATGCCGCCTGCGGGCCCGGTCTGGTACTGGTCGGTACAGGTTGCACCGGGTACGAAAACGGAAGCGTAGAACAGGTTCGGCTCCAGAATCGGAGAATACTTCTCGTCTACGTTCTGCGTGTTGATAAGAACAGCCATTTTGTAACACTCCTTGTGTTATTTCTTGTAGAAGGGGTTGTTTGCGTAGATCGCGTCGAGGGTCTCTTTGTCGCTGCCGCGAGGCTGCGTTCTGCCGTTCGAGCCGGTCGTAACGCGGAGGTTGCCGTGCTGCTGCGTCTGCTTCTCGTCCCCCTCGACGTCATAGAGGGACGGGTGCGCCTTCTTGGAGGCCTCGATCTGATCGGTCAGGCCGATAACGTTCTCGCCGTCGAGCTTGAGCTTGGAGGCGTCAAGCGCCATAAAAGCGAGATCCGGGTCTTTGCACCCTGCGCCCTTGAGAGCGCCGAGCGCTGCATTCTTGAGGAGAATCGCGTTGACTTTGGCGTCGGCCTCGGCCTGTGCCGCCTCCGCCTTGGTTTTCCACTCGGGATCATAACCGGCGAGCTTTTTGTCGGCTTCTTCCTTGCCGCTTTTCAGCGTGTCGCGTTCCGTCACGACCGCGTCGAACTTGCCCTTCGCAACGTACGAACCGTCGGCAAGGTTGCCGATCTTGATCTCTTTCTGCGCGTCGAGCGCCTCCGTGAACTGATCGTAGGTCACGGCTTTAGATCCGTCGGCACCGAACAGGGGTTTCAAAAACGAATAGTCGGTCATAGCTTTTCTCCTTCTCCGGCGTCGATTTGGCTTGTATATCCGGGGCCTCTCCCCGGTGCGCCGTCCCTCTCGTTTAAGCCTCCCGAGGGCGGAGGAAATAAAAAAAGAGCAGACCTTTTCGGTCTGCTCATAGGGTAGCATATTATAGGGGGGTCTCCGTTGGCGGGTTTAGATAATCGAATCGTCCGGCGAGGTGTCTTTGAAGTGCAACAGTTCCTCCCATGTGATCCCGCGCTTGACGCACTCGCGATACACAGCGGTGGGGCCGCCCATCTGTTCGACGCCGTCCGGGTAGCCGGTCGGCTGCATATAGCCGATCTCTCCGCCGCCCGTTACGTCGTAGTACGCGAGATAGGCGCGACCTTCCTCGGATTTTTCGTAGTATTCTCGCATGATGTCCAGCATATGCCGCACCTCCTTACAGCCCATTCTTGGCTACATATTCGATCAAATCTTGCAATGTCTCTTTATAGGCATTATACACGCGCGGCATTTCTTTTTCAAGTATCTTGAGCTGTTCCGTCGCGTTGTCGCACGAGAGGGAGAAAAACGTTGCCCATGTTTCAGACGTGGCGCCGCGAGAACCTCTACTTTTGTTGTAGTCGGAAGTATGACCCCAAAAACCCGCATTATACGGAGAGATGCGATCATTTGTCACGAGCCCGATCGCATCTGTCATAATCGAAATCTCGGCGCGATCTTTGCGCGTCGGGTATGTGTCCTTGAGATAGCGAATCGTCGAATACTTGGCTTCTTGTGACAGTCTCCCGAGCGTTGACACCTTCCGCGCAGATTCTGCGTATGTGCCAAGGGCTTTATTTATGAGATCGACCGTGTCGAGTTTGATTGCCTGTTCGAGCTTTGCTCCGCGCTCCGTGAGTGGGTTCGTGAACGGCACACGATAATTCATTCCGTTTGCCATTTTGCCAAACTCTGACCCGGCGAGGAGATCGTCAAGCTGGTGTCCTTCCTCGTGAAACTTTGTTTGCAGCGCAGCTTTTCTGTTTATGCCGAGACACTTTTCTTTGTCGTTGTCGTTCAGATCCATGTGTATGCGCTTCTCGGAGGGAGAGTAATATCCTGTGCGCGGGTCGTAATAGTTGTTGCCCCGGAAGTGTGAGGAGAGCTTGCTGTACAGTTCCAAAACAGAATCGTTCATTTTTGAGACTGTGTCGGAGAGCTCTTGCCGATGTTCCGGGGTCAGGGAGGAGCTGTTCTTCTCGATTGCGCTCTCCTACTGATAGCGCGGAGAATGCGTCGTCGTGGCCGTCCCGGTTGCCTGCGCCTGCCGTGCGATCTGGATCTTCGGATTTGGGCTTGCCTGCTGGTTCTGCTTGCCGCCCCGCTCGCGGAAATAGTCACGCCGGAGGCCTGTCTGCTCGCAGAGGTCGCGCTGCTTTGCCTGCGCGTCACGGAGCTTGGCTTTGACCTCGGAGGCGTCTTGACCCGCGCCATCGAGTCCGGCTTGCTCTCGCTTTAGGGCGCGAATCTCGCGCTCGTTTGCCCGCTGCATCTGCGTTGCATCGTACAGGGACAACTCGCGGCCGTTGTAGCTCACGGTCTGCCGGTTCATTTTGTGCAGTTCTTGCAAGCTGTAATTCTGCCGGGACAGTCCCTTGAAGAACGGAAAAAACGAGTGACGGCAGTTCCACCCGCCGAGACCGTCGCCTGTTCCGTAGCCGGTAGCGTCGTAGAAATTCTTGTAGTTTTTGTCCTTGCCGGAGCGCGAATATACGCGCCCCTGCCACTCCGCGTGCGTTGGGCGGGCTCCATAGTGTGCCGTTACCTCGACGAGGTCACAGCCAAGCTCGTCCGCTCGCGCGTCTTGGATCTTGAGCGCAGTCTGATTTACGCCGGCAAGGACAGCCCGGCGGACTGCAACGTCCATGTAGTCGGTGTGTCCTGTTGGATACTGGATCACGGCGACGCCCTGCTTTGACAGGTCGATCACTGCACCCTTGATCGCCTGCTGGTAGCTGATCCCGCCGGACGTTACTTGCATATAGGCGCGGTCGAGAGCGTCCTCGAACTGCCGCGTCGCGGTGTTGGCGGTCGTCCGTGTGAGATTCTGGAACGTGCCGAGCGTCTTTTTCAGTCCCGCGTCGAGGAGCTCTTGCAAGGCGGGATTCTCCGAGAGTGGCGTCGGCTTATATCCCGCGAGGCGGTAGATCTGATCGTCCGAGCCGAGCGCGGAGGAACAGCCGGTCTCTAGCACGGCCTTGATCTCCGTCTTGCTTTTGCCGGAGATGTCCGCGAGTCGCTGCACGATGTAGTCCCGCTCCGCGTTGATTGCCTCGAGCTTTTGGAGCTGCCACATGGTCGTATAGCCTGCAAAGTCCATCTTCGACAGCCTGCGAGCCATATCCGCGATTATATCCTCTTGGAGCTGATCGTATAACTTGCGCACGGTCGCGTGGTCTGCGATCTGTGCAAGCTGCTCCGGCGTCAACATAGAATCACTCCTCCGTCGGGAAGTCGATCCCGAGCGAGGCGGAACCGTCCGGCATATAAGAGAGCGCTTCCTCGTCGCTGCACCCGAAATACCACGAGATCAGCTTCTCCGGCTTGAGGTAGCCGCCGTCGACCAGCTGCTTCCGGCGCCCGAACTCCGTCCCGGTATCCTCGAACACGGAGTCGCCGAACGTGACGGACGGCTCGACGTCACCCGCCGGGGCAAGGTCGCCGAGGGTGGCGTAGACGTTGTAGATGTAGATCACGTCCTCAAGTCCCTGCTTGAGCCCGCGATCCTGTATCGACTTGATCGTCGAGTAGGTGTCCCGGTCGTCGCTCGTGACCTGTGTCGCGGTCATGCGCCCGGTGCGCACGTCGAGGGTGAACGTGCCCTCGGTAAACCCGCATTGCCGCTCAATGAGGCGAAGCTGCACGTCGATTGCCTTTTGATAGGCCTCGACGCGGATCTCCGGTGTGTAGTCGTCGAAGGGCCGGCCGCCCTCGCCGGTGTCGAGCACGAGGTAGAGATCCGTCGTCAGATCCTTGTACGGAACCGGGTGGAAGTTCGGCGAGCCCGGGAGCGTCGCGGAAAGCGCGTCAGGCGAGACGATCCGCTTGCGCTTGCCGGTGTGAATCTCGTAGAGGAACTCCGTGTAGATGCGATCGAGCTCCTCTAAAGCGTCCATAGAGTTCGCGTACATGGAGACCGGGAGCCGGGAGGTGTTGTCGATCGTGTTCGCCATAGGCATTTTAAGCGCAGCGAACAGCGGGCGGTCGAGCCCTTCGATCTTCGTGTCCTCCTCGAGGTCTGCCCACTCCGGGACGAGGTGATAGTTGAAGCTGCCCTTCATTGCGCCGCGCTCGTCGTAGTACGCCTCGTTGTGGATATAATACCCGTCGGCTCTCATGTCGTGGAACTCCACGCGCACGACGTCGCGCCCGTTGTAGGTCGCGTAGTCGGTGAAGTAGCAGGCCTCGACCTCTTTTGCGGCGTTGATCCGCGTCGGGTAGAAGCGGTCAGCGGTGACGGCGTCGCACAGGATCCGGCCGTTGTGGACAAACGGCTTGAGCACGACCTCGCCGCCCGCTGCTGCCGTCTGCACGTTGTTGTGCAGCTCCGGCAGAACATAGCGGGCAACCTGCTGCTTGACGAAGTCAGCCCGCGCTCCTGTGCCGGTGCTGATCTCGAGCTCCTCCGTGGCAAGGGTCGCGGCAAAGTTCGTGATGAAGATCGCGGCGCGGGTCTTGCTCACAGGGTAGCCGTCGTGTACGTCCTCGCCATAGAGCAGGCGATACCATGCTGTGATAGCGTTCGCCATGCGGTCAGAAATTGCCGTGCTGCGGCAGTCCGCCGCCGCCGTCCGTTGTGTATACATTCCGAATAGCCTCCCGATGGTCTGAATCAGTCTGTCGATAAACATTATGCAACGCTCCTCGCGTATTTCTTGAGGTCTTTCTCGAAGCTATACTCGAAGCTGTCGAGGGAGTCGATGTCGCTTGTGCCGTTGTCGAGGCGCTCGTCGTGGCCGAGCTTTTTCTCGTTCCAGACTGCTGTCTGCAATGCAGCGTCGAGCGTCTCGCAGTCGGCAAGGTTGATAAAGAACCGTCCTGAACTCATAAGCACAGTCGTTGTGCGGATCCGATCGACGATCTCCCGCTTGAGCGAGTCCTTGACAGGGAAGTCGAGCCGATCCTTGAGTCCGTTCTTGAGGGTCTGCTCGGCGCTGTCGGCGTAGAGTGCGCGGATCGTCCGAGATCCTCGGCAGTACGTCTCCCGGACGTAGCGGACGAAGCCCTCGACCCATTCGTAGAGTTGGATCGGATTCGTGTCCTTTCCGGGGAGCCTGCGCGAGGCGAGGACGGTTATCTTCGAGTAGTCGTATTTGAGGCCGGTCGCTGTGATGGAGTGCGCGGAGCCATTGCCGCCGAAGTCGAGGCCGAGCTGTATGTAGTCGTAGTCCGCGCACCCATCGTCCCGGATCTCGTTGCCATCGGCGTCCAGCGGGGCGAGGTGTACGGAGCATTTCTCCCGGCGGTCGGAGTAGACGCGGTAGATCGCGCCCTCTGCCACGACCCACAGCCCGAGGATCATACGCTGATAAAATACGCCCTCGTAGTCTTTCTTGATCTCCTCGACGTACTCCGGGTCGAGTGTCGTGTTGTCGTCTAGGAGGAAAGTGTAGACACCGAGGTCGATCGGTTGTGCGGTCTTTGGCCGGTTGATGTAGTTCTTGTAGAGCCAGTGCATCGGCGTGTCCGGGTTGGTCGTGGCGATCAGCTTCGCGCCCGGTGCGGACAGGCGGGCGAGCAGCTGCGCGAAGAAGTCCTCGGTGAACAGGGTCAGCTCGTCGCAGTACGCACCGAACAGCGTCAGGCCTCGGATCTTGTTCTCCGCGCGGACGTCGTTGCAGCCCTCGAAATAGACCGTCCGCCCGAACAGCGTCCCGCGCTTGGCCTTTGCGTTGTAGATGAAATTGCGCCTCCCCACGAGGGCTTGCAAGGGGCGCAGGCAGTTCCGATCGAGTGCCTCGATAGTTTTGCCGCACATCATGTAAACGCCGTCCTTGGGGCGCGTAGCCACCCAGAACGCCCAGATCACGAGCGAGATCCACGTCTTGCCGGATCGGACGGAGCCGGAGAGGATCGTATAGCGGTGGAGTTTTCCCTGCGCAAAGAGCCGGAGAAGCGCCGCCTGCTTCTTAGTGTAGCCGATTCTCACGCGCTGCCGCCCCCAATCTCACGCAGCGCGGCGATCAGATCGTCCAGCGAGCCGGAGTCGTTTTCCGCCTCGGTAGCGGAGAGAATGTCCTTGATTGCCTTCGCACTGTTGGCGATCTGCTGGAGTCCCTTTCGGTCTATGATAGTCTGCACGGTTTGGAGGTCTACGATCTCTCGCTCCACCTCCCGGCGGATCGGTTTTCCGTCGTCGTCCTCGGCGGAGACAGACGTCTTGACCTTCTCCGTGTGCTTCACGGTCAGCTGATCCAGTTCATCGAGCGCCCGCTCGGTCTTATCCATGAGCCTGTCTGCAATACGCAAAAGGCGGGAAACTCGTCCCGCCTCGTCCTTCGCTACGATTTCCGCCGTTTTTTGTGCCGTTTTTTGGGCGATTTCGTGGTGCTGTTCGTCACGCATGGCGACCCAGCCCTCGCGCCTTGAACGGTCTCGGAGCGTAGTCAACGGTATATTGTGCTTTTCGGCAAGTCCACGGAGCCCGATGTCGGTCGATATGTACTCGTTCCTAATCTTGATCCAATCCCGGTTGTGCTGCTTTGTCGCCCTCTTCTCGGTCGGCTTGGCTTTGCTCACAGCGCCCCAGCCTCCGCCCATGCGCGGTAGAGCTTCGGCCCCTGCCGGGCGATCCAGTCTACGAGCTCCTCATTCTGCGCGTAGTCGCTCTCGCAGCCGAGGCCAGACTCAAAGAAAAATGCGTGTACGATCTCGTGCCGGGTCGTTGCCTTGCGGATTGCCGACCAGTCGGAGACGTTCATCGGGTCGTCACTGTCTGCAAGGTCTCGCCGCACAACGATCTCGCGGGTGCTCTCGTCCGTGTAGCCTTGACAGTGGTTCAGCGTCGCGTCGTCCTCCGGGTTGAGATAGTGGATCGTGTATTCCTCGCCCAGCACGGAGACTGTGCTCTTTTTCGGTTCCATGGTTTGCCCTCCTCGCGTTTTGTGGTGGCGCACGGTCGCCCTCGTGCAGGCTCGCCGCGCATATAAAAACCAAACCCCCGGCGCGTTTGACGCCGGGGGTAAGGAGAGAGGAACGAAGAAGAAAACGCCCATAAACTTCCCCGCCCGATTATGGTATCACAGAATAGGGGGGTCTCCGTTGGCGAGTTGCCAGACCGGGAGCGTTTTTGCAAGGGTCTTGTATACGGCCTTGACCCTCTTTGCAAGCCCGGACGGGTCGATCGGGCAGTTCGTGCCGTAGGTGCGATACGCGACGCTCGGGACGGTCTCCCGCGTCGTGATCGCCTCAAAGAGCGCCGTCGCGTAGATACCGCCGCAGCTCTGGACGGCGTCGTCGATGATCCGCTGTGTCTCCGGGGATAGTCGCTTGTAGCTCGTGCAGATGCCGTAGATCGTGAGCTGCTCCTCCTCTGTCAGCCCGAAGCGTGGGCCCGAGTGAAACTTCATATGCCTGCTCCTTCCCACAGCGGGCAGTAGGTAGCCTTTGCCGTGTCGACCGTGCCGAAGTGCGGCTCGAGGTCGTGCTTTTTCAGCCACTCGCGGAGGACAGCTTGCAAGCCGCTGTGAAGCTCTTGCAGATCCTCGCGGGTAACTTTGCCCAGATTCTCGACCCAGCCGTCCACAGCGTCCTCCCCGGCGTTCTCGTAAGCGTCGAAGCAAATACCGTTTACGAGAGATCCTTCGTCGATGGAAGGCTCCCACTCGGTATAGGGAGCGACGGCGACGTATTCGCCGGGCGTAGGGTAATAGCCGTGGTTGTCCCGCCACACGAGCCGCGCGTCCTCTACGGCCGCCTCGACGGTGTCGAAATAAGCCTCCCACGTCTCCGAGGAAATGTCCGGGAGTATATCGACGACGCCGTCGGTCGTCCCGTTCGGTACGCTGCGCGGATTGTGCAGCGTGTACGCATATTTAACAGGCTTACTCGTCATAGTTGAAAACTTTCCTCCTTTTCGGCTCTTCTTGTTTTTCCGCCGGGATAACTTCTACCGAGCGAATCCTGATCCCGAGCGCTCTCGCGAGCAGCTTCAAGTCTCGAGCCTCGCTCTCGTTGAGCCCGGCTCGCTTGGCCTTTGCCTTAATCTTCATCGGTCACGCCTCCATTGAAAACGCAAACCATGCTCGGGAACGGCGCGGCGTTCTTGCTGTCGCCGAACTTGAGCCGCCCCTTGACGAAGCGGATCTCCGCTTGCTGGTATATGTAGTCGTGAAACCATTTCGTATCTGTGCGAGCGGGTAGTAGCATAACGACGAGCCCCCCCCTCGTGGCCGTGTCGTGAGCCTTCTTGACCCACTGCCCGATCTGCCGACCGTAGGGAGGGTTGCACCAAACAACGCCCTCCCACGGCTGCGCGAGTCCGTCTTGCTCTGGCGTGTAGTACGTCTTGCACTTGGCGTTCTCCGGCAGGGCGCAGGCGTCCAGCGTAAAGCCGAACTCGGCGTCGAGCCGATCGAAGAAGTCTTTCGGCGTTGCCCATAAATCGGTTTTACTCGAAAACATGGCCTCTGTGTTCATTTCGTCCTCCAATTCCGGGACGGATCCGGCTTTAGCTGGATCCTGTGTCCCTTGCTGCGTTCCGCAATGCGGGAGCCGATCGCCTCGTCAATGCGGATCAGGTCGTCGAGGAGCTTCTCGGTCGATATGATCGTGTAGAGGCTATCGTTGTTGTAGCGGTGGTTGAGCAGCTCGAAGGCAATATTCAAATCGCCTTGTGTGGGCGTCTCTGCCCCCTTGAACAGGTCGTCGATATAGAGCACCGGCACGGATTTGAGCTCGCTCATAAAGGCGACGCCCTCCGGCTCGTTGAGCGACGCCTTGATCCTGGCGCTCTCGTCTCTCCACAGCATATAGCGCACAGGATAGCGCAGAGACAGCTCTTGAAGGATTGCCGTGCAGATGTGCGTCTTGCCTGCTCCCGGCTGCCCGCCCGCGAAGAACCAGCCCGCCGGGGCTTCCGCGTACTTCTTGGCGACGGTGAGAATCTGTCGATTCCAGTCGTCCGGCGTCTGGTAGGTGTCGAAGGTCATGCGCCTCATAGCCGAGCCGAGGCCGCTCCAATCCAGACGGCGGCGAGCTTTCCGACGCGCCATGCAGTCGCAGTTGACCATCACGGGCCCAGAGCTCTCCTCGTCGTAACGGTAGTAGTAGCCGCGATTGAGGCATTTCGGGCAGTCGATGCCGTCGCCCAGCGCACCGGGGACGCTGTTCATGCGGTCGACGAGGTGGCGTTTCCATTCTTCGTCCGTCATGTCGTGCCGGGGTTGGATCCCGGCTTTAGACAAAACCGTCTGTAATGCTTGTACCATTGCTCGGTGTGCCTCCCTTCTGGCGCGGGCCTCTGCCGTCCTTGGTTTCCCAATTACGGACGGCCGCCTTCCAGTCCTTCATAGCGTTCCGTCCGACTCTCCAGCCGTTGGCCTCGTAGTAGTTGAAGAACGCCTCCGGGTTGACGCCGTTGTTCCGCTCTTGGCAATAAGCGCGGACAGCTTCGACCGATTCCGGGCGGTTCTCTCTTACTCTCTCTCTATTATTCTTACTTATATTATTCCTACTTATATTATTCTCCTGCCGAGATTTCGGCATAGGTGTTGCCAGATTTTCGGCATACCCTATGCCAGATTCTCGGCATACCTCCCTCGGCTGCTCGGTATAGGGTGTAAAGTCGAGGCAGTACGGATAGATCCGCCGCTCCTTGACGCAGCCTTTGTCGTCTTTGATGAGCTCGACCTTGATGTAGCCGTGCTTCTTGAGGTTGCCGAGCCTGCTCGTGAGCGTCGATTGAGAGATCCGGCGTTTCTTCATGAGGTAGGCGTTCGACGCGTAGCAGTAGCCGGTATTGTTCGCAAGCGCCATAATCTCGGCAAGCAGCAGAACCTCGCCGTCGTTGATGCGTTCATCGTCCACGGCAAGAACAGGGAGAAGGAGGTAGATCTGCGCCCTCGCGCACTCGTTCGGTACAGGATATTCGTCAATCTGCATACTGTACCTCCCTTAGAACGGCAAGTCGCCCTCGTCCTCGATCTCGTCGTACTGCACCGTCGGCTCATTGTAGGAGCCGCCCGCCGGGGCGGAGTTCGACCCGCCGCCGCTGCTCTTGGATCCTGCAAAGTCGACCTCGTTCGCAACGAGTTCGAGCACAGAACGATTACTCCCGTTCTTGTCCGTGTAGGTGCGAGACTGCACACGCCCGGCGAGAATAATCATGTCGCCTTTCTGGAAATACTTGCACACGAACTCCGCGCGACCGTCCCACACGACGACGGGGATCCAGTCCACGAGGTCGTGTCCGTTGGCGTCCTTGCGCCCGCGCGAGCAGGCAATTCTAAACGAGGCGACGCTTTTCCCGGTTGTGGTCTGCCGCATTTCCGGGTTGCAGGCAAGCCGCCCCTGTATCGCTAAATTGTTAAGCATTTTCTGTCCTTTCTGTCGGGAGATAATTCGTCCCGAACTTGGCTATAAACCCCTCGACCGTGTCGCCGGTCTCGTCGAGATATTTCTGCTCGCCGATCTCGTGTAATAGCTGCATCCGGTCGGGGTTGAAGTGTACGCCGTCCGGCGGCTCGTTGTGGCAGTGATGGCACAGATCCACAACGAGGCCGTAGCGCTCGGAGAGGGAGCGGTTCGCCCCTCCGAAAATGTGATGCCGTTCGAGGTGTCTTACTTTGCCGCACAGGTAGCATCTTCGCATTGCCACAGGCTTAAAAGCCGATCCACCTCCTCCGGGGATTTTGTCTCAATGCCCAGGGCTTCGGCGTCCTCGATCAGATCGTCGAGGAGCCGCCCCATCTCGGCGCGGTCGTAGGTGCTGGATCCGTAGTAGAAGCAAACCTCGTCGTAGTCGTCGCCGGTGCGGTGGCCGAGCGGTTCAGCAATCCAGCCGACGCCGATCCGCTCCCAATGCTTGCAGGAAAACTCGACAGCAGCAGCGGAAACGAGCCGAATCTCAAACGCGCCGACTCGCCGGATCGCCTCGCGGTATACGTCCTCTTTGGCGACAGGTGCGTTCTCTGTGCTGATTTCTACGGCAATCTTTTCGCACAAAACCCAGCAATAGGCGTTGGCGGATAGACTACGCAGCGCCACAAGCGGCTTGCAAGCCGCCGTGAAGGGCTTTTCGCCGTCCAGCATATCCAACAGCCTGTACGCCGCCGACTCGCTGGAAGGGCGCATTTTGAGGCACAGAAACAGGCCGTCGCGCTCGCGGGAGAACCGGCCGTCCGTGAACTGGATCTCGATCATAGCATCCGCCAGCTTTCGCGGAGGCGGCTCGTCCATTCGTCTGCCACAGCCTGCGCCTCGTCGGGGTCGGTGAACACTTGGCGGCCGAGGGCGCTCTCATGCACCCAGACGGCAGAGCCGCCGGGGAAACGGATCCACAGCTGAAACGGCGGGCCCGCATAGTTGGCGGCGTAAAGTCCGCGCTGTACCTCGTACTGTGCGGAGGAATAGCCCTGCGTCCAGACGCAGCGCACATAGTAAACAGCGCTGCCGAGGTCAGGTCGTTGCATCTTCATTCTGTGCCTTCTTTCGTTCCTTCCAGCAGGCAACACACAGGCCGTCGAGGGCTTTCTGTGCTTCCTCCGCCGTGTACTTCTTGCCGTTCTGGATCACGCCCTGCAAGGGGCGGCCGCACTTGCGGCAGACGAGAGGAGCCGCCGGGGGCGGTGCTGCCGGAGTCGTGTCCGCCGTGTACTTCGTTGCGTCAGCCTGCCAATAAATATCCGCGCCGACGCCGAGCGCCTTTGCAGCGACAGAGAGCGCGTCCGTGAGCGCCATTTTGTAGCACTCGTCGGAGCAGTTCATTCCGCTGCGCTCCTTTGCGCAGAACATAGAGCCGCCAGTGCCGGGAATAGGTTCCGACCATGCGCCGGTGTTCTTATCGAGGAAAAAGAGATTGATGTTGACGAAGGCGGCGGTCTCGCTGGTCTGTGCGCATGGCTCGAGCCATTGCTTGACGACCTCATAGCGCCAGCCGATACCGCAGGGCCCGAAAACCTCGGTCAATGCCTTGATTCTCCACATGGGGTTGATCTCGGTCTTGCCCTTGAGCCGTCCGCCGGTGATCGCCCGCTGTGCGTTCTCCGGCACGGATCGGAACGCCTTGTAGAGTTCGAGATTCTTCTCGTCCATAGTCCCGCTCCTTTACTTGATCTGCAAGTTGAACGACCGCTTGACGGTCACGCCGGGGATCACGAGGCCGGCTTTGAGCGCGGCCTTGAGTTCTGTCTTGGACAACTCCGGCTCCTTCCACTTGAGGAGCTTGTCGGCGTCAACGGCGACGCCGCCGATCGCTTCGCCCTCGTGGGCTTGGATCCACAGGACGACGCTCTCGACGTCCGGCACGTCCACGGCCTCGCTCGCGCGGTAGGAGAGGACGTTCCGGGCGGTCTCGAACTTCTCCGGCTTGACGCTCTCCCCGGCGGAGTCCTTGAGACAATGGTCGATATACGAGGCCAGCCGTGCCGCCTCGTTCTCCTTAACCTTGCGGCGGGCGGCGAGTGCCGCCTCCTCTGCCTTGATCTCTTTCGCCTCGGCGATCAGCCCCTTGTAGGCGCAGGCGCAGTCGTCCAGCTTATCAGCGAGCAGGCCTTCCAGCCCTTCGAGGGTATCGGCAAAAGCCTCCTCCGGGATCTCGCCTGCATCAACGGCGGCGAGGAACTGCTGCATAGTTGCGGAAATTTCATATAAAGTCATGGCGTTTTACTTCACTTTCTGCCCGCATTTCGGGCACTTCGTCTTGTATCGGCCGCCGAACGTCCCGAGGACGGTGCAGCACGTCGGACAGATCCAAACGCCCGGGCCAGTGAGCGACAGCTGCACAAGCGGCTCGGGGGGGGGATTTCTTGCAAAAGGGGTCGTAGTCTGGATCGCCGGGCTCAATCGGCAGTAGTGGAGCCGTCTCGGGTAGATACATACTCCGTCCCACCTTCCTGTTGGTAGTTGTGGATCAGGGTGTCGAGGCAATCTTGCTGCCATGCTTGGACGTTCTTGTAGCCGAAGTAGTCGCAGATCTTCGGCAGAGCGGCGGCCGTGGCGTTGTCCACGCGCAAGCAGATTCGCCGGGTCTTGCGGTGACGATCTCCCTTGCGGCGGTCAGGCTTGCGGGGACGTACCGGGACACGGTTCTCCTCCGGGATCTCGATTACTTCCGGCTGAATAGAGGGGAAGGCGATCTCGTCGAGGGTGTAGAGGTCGTGCAAGTGGCAGTCAAGCACCGACAGGATCACGCCCATCTGTGCGGGCGTCGGCAAGCAGATCCCGCTCTCCATCTTGGAGTACAGCGCCACGTCGACGCGCGGCTCGACTTCCTTCATTTTGGCGACGATCTGCGGCTGCGTGAGCCGCCGGTCGAGGCGGGTGTTGCGTAGGTTCATAGCTTGCTCGCCTCCTCGTGGTCAATGTACTCTAAGCCAAAAATACGGTGAGCTCTGTATGTGATTGACATCTCAACATAGGGGCGCTTTTCGGAATCGCGAACAGTAGAGAGTTCAATAGGCAGATTGAAAAGTGTGCCGAAAAATAGCACGTTTTCAGCGCCGAGGTGGAGCGGCGGAAACTCGCTCTCGTAGCCCGCAACATCGAGACAGGTGCAGGTGACTTCCTCCGGGCGGAGAGCCCTGTCGAGGATTCGGAGCTGATCGAGGTTGTCGATCACACGGTCGAGCCACTCCTTCGGTTCCAGCTTCTTGATTTTGGCGTTTTCCATCGTTCAGCCCTCCTTGCCCTCGAGTAGCACGGCATTGAACCCGGGAGCCATAGAGAGCAGTTCCTTCGTGATCTCGTGTAGCCGCTTATTCAGTCCGTCGGCCTCGGCCTCCAACGCGCAGACGCGGGCGGCGGTCTCCGTCATGTCGCGGAACAGCTGCAAGCCGCCGAGGTCGTACAGCTTCGCGGTGGCCTGCTTGTCAGTGCAGGCGGGGTGATAGTTGTAGACAGGCTCGACGATTTTGTGATAGTCGTCCTCGGTGATCGAGCGTTTCGCAAGCGCGGTAAACTCGGAATACATCATAGGGCATTACTCCTCTCTATTGCCCGCCAGCAGAGCCCCGGCGGCGTGGTTAGCAATCAGCACGGAGCTGATCGTGTAGCAGGCGGCGGGGATTCCGCCGCCCTCGGTGATCCCGACGATCGAGGTCAGGAACACGAGGCCGCACACGGTCAGCACCAACTTTGCGGCCTGCCGCTTGAAATCGCGGCGCGGGTGATGTACAATAGAGACGCGAGGTGTAGCAATTTCGCGTCTGTTGTTGCCGTTCGGGTGTTCCAGCACCCGGGCGGCTTCCTTGTTTTTGTTCATAACTTTTCTCCTTTGTAGGTGTTCGAGTGTGTCATTTCGTCGAGCCATGCGTAGGCTCCGGCGCGGAAGATCTGCAAACGGCGTCTGTGCTTGTTGTCGGCAGGCAGGCCGAAGGCGAAGGGGTATTTGCCCTGTACGATCATTTCGGCGACGGTCTCCGGGTCTGCCTGAACGAAGTTCGCTTTGAAATACTCGCACAGTTCCTGCAAGGTCATAGTCGGGTGCAATGAGCGGTTGTCGATCCACTCCTTGACGGTTGGCATAGGTTAGCACCTCCTTGTTGTGTTGTGCTCCTTCCTGCGCTATAATCGGAGCAGAAAGGACGTGCTTGAAAATGGTTTCAGTTGATTTGACGGTGACGATTAGTGTAATACTCGGTATTGCTGCCGTAGTCGTTCCGACTCTCGGTACGATCATAAGCTGCCGGGTTCAGTGGAAGATAAAGCGTGAGGAAATGCGGGAGGATCGCCGCCGCTATGAGCAAAGGCGAATTTCCGACATTTACGACACCTACGCGATTGCGGCGGGCGCTTGCGTCTATAATCGGAGCAAAGAAGCTCTCGCTGATTTCAGCGCGGCGTCCGCAAAAGCCATGATGTACGCTCCGAAAGAGATCGTCCCGAAGATGCGGGAACTTGCGGATCGCCTAGACTCTGCCGACTACAACTCCGCAAAAGGGCTTGTCTCTGAAATTACAGAAGCCCTGCGTGATGCAGTAAAAACAAAGTAAGACATACGCCAACGACAACGAACCAAACTACATAGGGAATAACGATGTGCCACCAACCGCCAGTCAAGTGACCGCTGATTTCGTTGTCGAGCCATGCGTAAACAACGGTGACAACGGCGGCGCAGACGACGGCCAGCCCCCAAACGAGGCAGAGCCCAAAAAGAATCGTCAAAACAGTTTCACCTCCTTGTTGTGCTGTGCTCACTTTCTTAGGTGTGCGGGATAGTGCGGCGGGCGTCCTCGAAGGCGCGGAGATCGTCGTCGGAAATGCGATACTCGCGCCCGATCTTGACAGCGCCGAGCTTCTTCTTGCGGATCCAGTCCCAAACGGTAATGACCTCTACACCGTAGCGGGCGGCGACGTCCGTGCAGGTGTGCAGTTCTGCCATGGTGAACCTCCTCTCTTTGTTTATTTTGATAGTTGCGTTTACCTCGGTTTTGTGATATTATGGTTTTGCGAAATCCAATATGAAGAAAAACCGAATTATTTAAGCAAACCGAACTATGCTCATATATTAGCACGGTTTTCTTAAGGTGTCAATACGGATATTTAAGAAATCTTAACTATTTTTTTCGGTTTGCCATATTGCACAAAATCGGAGGGCGCGTTATGTATGAGATTTTTGAGCAGTTGCTCCGAGAGAGAGGAATTACCGCTTACAGGGTGTCAAAGGACACGGGAATAACATCGGCCACGTTGTCGGACTGGAAAAAGGGAAAAACACAGCCGAAGGTAGACAAACTGCAAAAGATCGCAGACTATTTCGGAGTCTCGCTCGATTACTTGTGCGGGAAGGACGAGAAGGTAGAGAAAAAAGAAAGCCCCCCGGCGGTGAATACCGTCGAGGAGCTTATAGCGAGGGAGTGCGCCGGGCTGCCGGAGACAGACCAGCAGACCGTCCTTGATTACATCAGGTTTTTGAAGTCGAAGCAGTAA